CAGCCATACCTCGCCCCTACGGCACACTGCTTGCCAAAGGTGTTGACGGCTACACCGAGGACGGTCAGAGCGTCACCCCCGGCAAAGACCTCATGCTGTTTGTCGTAGGTCACGACCCTGCCACAGGCAACCCCATCGTCCGCGCAGTCAACGGTCCCAAGACAGCAAAGGCAGACGAGTATTGCACCACTCCTGCTATCCCTGCCGGAACGACCCTCATCATCCTTTCCAACGCCCTCTACGAGACGCAGAAAGAAGTTGACCCCGACCTCATTGTTCCGCAGCCCACCACCGTGTTCTTGCAGAAGCGCGGCATGAACCAGATAGTATCGGACTACTACGAAGCGCAGAAGAAGCGCATCCCGTTCGGCAAGGCTGTCATCGCGGAAGCCGCCATCACCAACTTCAAGGTACGCGGTAACCGCACGCTCTACGCCGGACGCAAGGCGAAATTCTCCGTGCAGACACCAAAAGCAGGTGTGCAGACCGTGTACTGCTCCGAGGGTGTCCGCTATCAGGTGAAGAAAGAACTCCAGCACATCGGCAAGTGGACCGTTGAGGAAATCATCGCCCTCGCCAAGATGGTGTTCACCGGTGAGGATGTACCCAAGAGCGTAATCTGCCTTGCAGGTAAGAACTTTCTTGAAAACATCCAGTGCATTGACTACTCCAAGCACCCCGAAATTCAGATTACCTCCAAGACCAATCCCGTGGGCTGGGTTGTCACCAACTTCCACACCGTGTTCGGAGACCTTGAGTTCAAGCACGACCCGACCCTCGACCGCCTCAAATGGAGCAACTCGGCATTCATCGTTGCGCCCGACCGCCTTGTCCACTACCAATACAGCGCAGAACACACCTCGCGCGACCGCATGGAGGGTGAAGAGGCAACTCGCGAGTCAATGCTCGTGTGGGATGCACTCGCGCTCAAAGGCTCATGCCATGTGTGGATAAACGGCGAAGCATCTACCGCCGACGGCAACCTCAACACCGAAGCCGTCCACTATCACCTCTATGAGGGCGGCGCAGACGCACCTGCCAACCCGGCAGACGGCTGTGTGTTCTACATGCTTTCGGACTGCCCCGGCATAGCCACCAATGCTGTCAAGGGTACACTTTGGCAGGCTAAGACAACCGGTTCGGGCGATACCGCCAAGACCGAGTGGAGTGAGTATGCCGGTGACGTAATGGCAACCGACTAATCCTTTTCTTCAACCGAAATCAACCAATCAGAGGCGGACAGGTAGTAATGCCGTCCGCCTTTCTTAGTAAAACTCCAAACGACAATGAATAAGAAAAAAATCACTTACGGAGTATCCGGCATGATGGAGTACCAAGCCGTTGTCAAGGTGGGCAAGAAAAACGTAAGTATCAATTTCTCGGACGGCTCGATAAGTGCAATGGGTACTAATCCTGCCACATATACCACCGACAATATCATCATTCAGAATGCTATCGAGGCGAGCAGTGACTTCAAACGCGGTCGCATCAGCATCGTGCGGTCAATAGACCTCGCAGAAGAGTTGCCTATATATCGCAACGCTCCGACCCCTGCGCCCAAGTCTGCAAAGCAGACCAAGAGCGATGAACCTGCCAAGCAGGAGAACGCTCCTACTGAACAGGTGGAGACCACCGAGGAGGTAGCCGAGCAGACTGAGGCAGAGAACGCCGAAGCCGCAGAGGAAACTGCCGAAGCAACCGAAGAGCCTGCCAACCTCACGCAGGTAGAGTTTTCATGCAACGATGACGCGAAGGACTACCTTGAGCAGACTTTCGGCCTCATCCGCAGCAAGCTGCGCAACCGCGAGGATATTGTGAACGCAGGTAAGCAGAACGGAGTAGAAATCCTCTTTGTGTAAACATCCGGCGATATGGTGTACAAAATCCTACATATAGCGCGAGACGTGCGTATCGCCATAGATGAAAACAAAACGAGCGAACAACTGATAGCCGATGAGGATATTGACACCCTATCGTTGAATGACATAATTCGCTCCAAGATAGTTGAGGCGGTGCGCCGTATCATCACGGAAGCACCCACGCATCTGCTTGACGGCGGTGTGCCATTCGGGGATGCAGTGTATTGGCGCAGCATGGGTTCGGGTTGGGTATTACTCCCCGAAGATTTCATGCGCCTCTTGATATTCAAGATGAGCGATTGGGAGCGGCCCGTGTATGAACCAATCACGGCGGCCGACCCGAAGTATCAGCTTCAGTTCTCACGCTACAAAGGTTTGCGCGGTAATCCGCAGAAGCCAGTAGTGGCGATAGTGAGCCGAGCGGAGGGCCGTGCGCTTGAACTATTCTCGTGCAAGGACACGACCGCGACCGTTGAGCAGGCTGTTTACTTTCCTCTTCCGAGGGTTGACCGAGACGGAGGCATTGACATCCCGGAGCGGTGTTATCAGTCGGTGGTGTATGAAGCGGCCTCGCTCGTGCTTGCGACCATAGGGCAAAGTGACCTATCCTCAATAATGTCAGAACTCAGCAAACAACTTTTAGTATGAGCCAAATTAAAACAACCGAATTAGAGGGTGACGTGTCTGTTGGCAGACACGTCACCGCAGGCGGTAATGTTTCAGTGCAGGGGAATACTACTGTCAAGAAAAATCTCAAAGTTGAGGGTTGGCTTGATGCAAAGAACATCAAAGGCCCCAATAAGGGAATATTTTTGACAGCGGTAAAACTGCGTGAAGCGTATCCGCTCCCCCATGACGGTTGGTGGGCATTGGTTGGCAATACCCTCCCTGCGGCCCTATACATCGCTGACGGCGGTGCATGGGTATCCACCGGGGAGACCGCGGGCAATCCGACCATTGACAGCCAGCAGTACAATGAAGCGGTAGCAGCTCTTGATGCAGACCTCAAAGAGGTGGCCGCTGATGTTGCCGAAAACAAGCAGAGTATTTCACAAATCCGCACGCAGATTAACACAATCGGCGGCACGGTCAATACGCTCACAAGCGATGTGTCCGGCTTGAAAACCAGAATGACAACAGCGGAGACCAATATCACGGCGATCAACAACAGTAAGGGTCAAGCAAACGGCATAGCCACATTGGACGCGAGCGGCAGAGTTCCGTCCTCGCAGTTGCCCGGCTACGTTGATGACGTGGTAGAGTTCAACGCAATGGTATCGGATGTAACCATTACGCCACAATCCTCATCAAAGAAATCAACTGATGTCGGGTGCATGGTAGTGTATGACAGCGACCATAACACCTTTTTGCTTGCGGTCTCCAAAGTATCATTAACCGACAGCAACGCTGATGATTGGGGACTCGTGCTTCGCCCGACACGAACGCTTTTCACTCCTGCGCCCTCAATCGTAGGAGGAGATTTAGGTACACCAACAATCAGCATAGGCGATTACTGGCAGATTGAGGATAATGTCGCAATCCTTGATCATACCATGTTTACCTATTACAACAACTGGGGCGATGCAGATAAGTTCGGGACCGGCACTGCTAACGGCAGAGTACCCGAAGCAGGCAAGATTTATACTTCCACATCAGACAACAAGACGTATCGTTGGGGAGGTAGCAATCTTGTCATCATCGGCAATGACCTCTCGCTCGGTTACACCGCCAACTCAGCGTTCCCCGGCGATGAGGGTAAGGCAGCCGCCGACCTTGCAAAGCAAAACCGAAATTGGCTCAACATATTAGAGCCAATGGTGCGAGGTGCATTGTATATCAACATCAATCAACTTGCCGACAGCGATGAGCCGTTCTATTCGCTACGTTCAGCCCTCAATGCCGTTCCTAATGAACTACGCGCCTATGGTGTTGTAGTGTCGTTTCTGCTTGCCGATGAGAAGCAAGGCGAGGAAAGCGGAAAATGGGTAAGTTATCAATGGCAGACGGACGTATTCAAATCCAACTCCAACTGGCTTGACCTCGACCAGTGGAAACCATTCGGAGGAGGCGGAGCCGCCGTTGGCAACACATTCAATGTTACGGTAGAAATACCCCTGCCCGATGGAGAGTATTACACTGACATCATCGCGGAGACACAGGTACACAACGTACTGCAAGCCGTGTTTGACGCAGACGTGGCTTCGCCCGGCTTGCAGATAACATTCGCCATAGGCCCCGGCTCGTGGAAAACCTATCAGTATATCGGGCCGAACGTGACCGAAGCGCAGTTTGTCCACAAGCCTACAGAGAACTGGATAGACCTCGCCGGAATGTCGGCAGGCACTGAACCGGTAATCAACATCAACAATCTATGCGGAGACAAGGACTACACCCTATCAACAGCGGTGCAGGCTCTTCTTGACTATGAGACTTCAAGCGGTATCAAATACCGCAAGGAGGGTCTTGTCATCACCTACCGCCGGGATGCCGACACAAAGACGTGGGAGACCAAGCAATATCAAGGCGCGGTAACCGACATGACCGCCACCAATGAAAAGCAGTGGAAAGATTTCGGAGGAGGCGGCACCGACATAGAGACTACCGACACTCCCGAAAAGGACAGCGACAAGGCTATCACGGCAGGCGGTGTATATGAAGCGATACAGACTGAGCCTATTGTCAACTTTGACGATATGAGCGACAGCGAGAACTACATCTTTCAAGGTGTGAACAAACTCGGCAACGCCGTGGGAGACCCCATTTCCATACCCCGAAGCAACGGCGCAGGCACGACAGGCGGCAGCACTCTGAACATCTACCCGGAGTCGCAGGCAGTGTGGGGTGCTTTCGGCGGCCGCATCGCTCTGAATGTAGCAATCAAGAGTGTAAGTTTTGACGGAGATACTGAAATCCTCGGTACGATCAAGACAATCAGTATTCTTGACGCGCTGACAAATATGGTATTATGGAGCGAGGCTGTCAATGCACCGTCCTCAACGAGTGCAACGAACTATTCATTTGAGTTTGACTTCACCGACTTCATCACAGCCGCATCGAGCAAAGACTTCATCATCGCGGCCACTGACGCAGACGGCAACAGGAAAACCCGAACAATCACCTGCACGGCGGTCGATGTGACCTGCACCTGTGTGCAGTCGCTCAGTTACTCCTCGGCAACCTCGCTTGAAGTTGGAGGACGCGAGAAGAGTCTGCCCATGTATAAATTTGAAAACAACGTCAGCACCAAGAGCGGAATTTTGGTAACGACCGAAATTTTCTACAACGGGCAGTGGCGCGTCCTCGGAACGGCAACGGTGACCGACCAGTACAGCCACAATATCAGCATCAACCCCAACAATCTGCTCGGCAACAACGAGAAACTGACGCACGGCGCATATCCCCTGCGCATACAAGGTAAAGATGTAGCTTCGGGAGTTACCGGCAACACCATCTATACCGCCGTGATGTGCATCGACCCTGCAAGTACGGTGCCAGTGGTAGCCATGCGCTACAATGACACCAACAACGGCAAGGTGCGTCTCTATGACAACCTATCGGTGGATGTAGCGGCCTACACTCCGGGCAAGACATCAACAGCCGTGGAGGTGGTAATAGACAACGTGGTGGTAACTGCGGTGAACTGCGCAGTCAATCAGTCGTACAACGTCAGCAAGCAGGTGCAGGGATACACCTCCAACGGCTCGAAGTCCTTACAGGTGTTCGCCCGAAGCGGAGCAGTAAAGACAACGACACTGACGCTGATTGTGGAAGGCTCTGCCATAGACGCGACAATCAAAGAGGGTGCGCTGTTTGCCTTTGACTTCTCCACGCGAAGCAACAACGAGACCGACCACAGCATCAAAGACGGAGACTACACGCTGAACCTGCAAGGGTGCAACTTCAACTCCAACGGCTTTGTGAACGTGTTAGGCGAGACTACACTGCGCATCGCCGAGAATGTGAAAGCCGAGATACCTTATGCGCCGTTCGCCTCCTCATCGCTTGAAACGAGCGGAGCCGCTATCCAGTTGGCTTTCTCAACGAAGAGCATCAAGGACAAGAACGCCATGCTCTGCGAGTGTTACGACCCGGCGGCAGGCTTAGGCTTCTATATCAGAGGCAACGAGGTTGTGCTGACGGTGCTGAACGGCACGCCGAAGCAACAGCGCGTAGGTTTCAAGTGCAACGAGAAAGTGACAGTCGCTGTGGTAGTGGAGCCGGGGAGCAAGTATGTAACCTACAAGGCATCGGGCGCGACCACCGGCACCAACTATTCTTTTGTGAAACTCTATGTGAACGGCGAGGAGTGTGCGGCTATCGGCTATCAACCCGGCACGAGCGCACTGCGTCAGACCAAGACCATAAAGTTCAATTCGGAAAACGGCGATTTCAACCTCAACTATTTCATGGCATACTCATCATACATGGAATGGTTGCAGGCGTTCCGCAACTACCTCTGCAAGTTGAGCGATGTAAAAGTAATGACCGCCGAGTATGACAGCGAGAATGTGCTTGACACCACAGGCAAGCCGTCAATGTCGCTTATGGCTGCAAAAGGTATGCCTTATTATGTCATTGTAGCCGACCAAACCACATTCAACAACTTTGACTATGCGCTGAACGGCGGCACCTCCACCTCCGACCAGTTTGCCTGCACGCTCTACTACTTCAACCCCCAGCACCCCGAATGCAACTTCAAGGCTGTAAACGTGCTGTGGCGCAGACAAGGTACGACTTCGGCACAGCGTCCTATCAAGAACGACCGCTTCAACTTCAACAAGAAGAACAAGACCACAGGCCTGAAAGCGACCGTGACCTTGCTTAACCCCGATGAGACCACCGAATTGGGGCGCAAGGCTATACTCGCGGCCAAGCACAACAAGGTATTCGTTCATGAGAAAGGACACTTTGTAGATGTTATCACGGTCAAGGTTGACTTCTCGGACAGCAGTAATGCCAACGACTGCGGAGTGTGCGACATGATGAACGCCACGTTCCGCTCCCTCGGCTCATCGTACATGACCCCTGCGCAGAGAGCGTTCAACGGCACGCAGCTTCTCGGAGGCGATGATATTCTGACCGGCATAGAAATGGATCACTCCACCAAGAACCACCCGATTGCCTGCTTCCGTGCGACCACGGACACATTGCAGGACGCATGGTTTCACGCCAAAGGGAACTGGAAAGAGGATAAGGGAGAGCAGACGGCCCTCGGCTTCAAAGACACTCCCGGCTACAACCTCGGCTGTCTGAACTACGGAGATTTCGTTGAATACTTCGGCACGCAGTCGGAGACACTCGCTCAGACTGAGGCACGTTTCAAGGCAGATGCAAGTACGGACACGAGCAAAGTCTATCTTATTTCCCAGTATTGTGGACGCGACTATGCCATCTACCGACACAAGAACGGTGCGTGGACACGCTCAACAGGCTCTATGAAGCAGGTAAACGGCAAGTGGGTCGTAACAGGCGATGTGCTTAACCCCGTGAGCGGTTATGAACTCCTGCAATACGCAGGCATGGACTGGTGGCAGGGTGTGAGCAGCATTGCTGACATGATGGCCCCGACCACGTCCAAATCCTCATGGGTGAATAAACTCGGACTTGCCGCTACGACCTATCCTGCGTGGACGTACTATTTCGAGTGCATGGTTGACGATGACCAACTCCAAGAGGATTTGGCACTGGGCAAGAAAGTCCCCTACGACCTCTTCAATATGCTCCGCTTCTTTGACTCCTGCGATTACTCAAAGGTGACAGGATGGCAGGATATATGGAAGAAGAACGCCTATCGGTATATGTCGTTGGAGAGCGCAATGGCATACACAGGCTTCACGGACTATCTCGCCGCCGTTGACCAACGAGCGAAGAATATGCAGCCGATGTTCTTTTTGGAGGACGGCTGCGCGGTAGAGAACGGCGTTTACTCCGGCTACAAGAACATGGAGCCGACCCGAATGTATCTCAACAAGGTATATGACTGCGACACCTGCAACGGCGCGGATAATGACGGCGGCCGCGACATAGACCCGGAGGTTGACCCCAACAAGCCGACCGATGAAGCGAGCGGTTACACCAACCCCTACATGGGTAGCGGCTCGGTGCTGTTCAACAATATTGACAAACAGCAGGAGTGCTGGAACAGCAACGACCTCGGCGTTACGACAATCTCACTGAAGAGCGTAATCAACCGCATGAGAAATCAGACAGCGGAGATTGACGGCAAGACAATGGTACCGTTCTCACCCGATGGAGCGATGTATTTCTTTGTTGAGACCAAACTGCTCTTCTGGCCCAAAGTCATATCCTCGTATGACGGCGAGCGCAAATACATTGACAACACCGGGATTGCGAACCTGCCGTACTTCTATGCACTGCACGGCCTGGGATTAACCTCCCTGCCCCGATTTATCGAGCAGAGGTGGAGTATCCGCGACGGCTATTATCAGACCGGCGATTTCTTCACCAATCCGTTGAGCGGTCGTGTGTCGGCAATCTCCAATTCATCGAAGATATATATCACCGCAGGCGTGACCGGCTATTATGGCATCGGTAATGATGCAAGCGGTCAGTTGTCGGAGATTGTATTTCTTGAAGCCGGAGAAAGTCATGCGTTTACCGTGTTCGCCCATGATGCAGGAGCATTGCTATATATCTATCAGCCGGGGCGCATGAGAAAGATTGACCTTTCGGAAATGTCGCTTGCGTTCCACTTTGATGATTTGAGCAAACTGGAACTTGCTGAAGAAATCATACTCGGAGGCGCGAAGCATACCGCCAATACCTCACTCAACGGCTTCAATCCGTTAAGTAACGTAACACTCGGCAATATGCCGTTCCTGCGCGTGCTTGACGTGAGTTATACCACAGCCACCAGTGTTGACGCAAAAGGGTGTCCGCGCATTGAAAGTATCATTGCCAACAATACCTCACTGACAACCTGCACGATTGCGCAGACAGCACCTATTGAGGCATTAATACTGCCCGGCACGATGACATCACTTGAACTTGTGAACCTGCCGAAACTTACATATCCCGGAGGTCTTACACTGGCAAGTGTAGGTAACATCAGCCGTCTATGGGTAGAGGGTTGTGAGTTTGTGGACGTGGAAACTCTCGTAATGAATGTTGCAGAAGCAGGAGCAATCCAAGAGGTGCGCATTCCCGGCATCAATATGACAGCGAGTGTGAGCGTTCTGCGCCAGTTGCGAAGCACCGGGGCGATAGGTCTCGATGCAAGCGGAGCCGCCTACGAAGAGAGCAACAAGTGTTCCGGCATCACAGGCCGCTGGATATTGTCAGAACTCATTGAGGACGGAGACGTGGACGGAGAGGCAGGCATGAATACCCTTGCAGCTTACTTCCCCGAACTTGACCTCATCAACTCGCAGTTCTCAATGGTATGCTATTCCGACACGGAGGATGATTGTGAGAACATCACAAACCTTGACAACAAGACCGGCTACCTGTTTAACAAACCATTCGTGGCAAGCGGACACTTCAAGCGACTGGAGGAGATGAGCAAGGCTGTGCGCGGCACCTACGTTGAGGGTGTGATGCACTGCGTGAAACTGAGCGATGACAACTACAACTTCCTCGCTGACGGCACAAGCATTGGCCTTTCCGACAGCAGTGGTATGGGTTATGACTTTTTCAAGTATATCCCAGGCCACTGGTATAAAGGTATCAATGACTTCAAAGACCAAACCAAATATGCCCTGCGCTCTATCTGCAAGGATATGCCACTGGCAACCTATCAGAAAATCAACCGTGTCAAACTGAACGAAGCATTGGTGCAAGCCAACTCCGCATTAGTGCTTGCGTCCAATCCCATAGGGAACACTCCTGCATACTCCACCAACGCCAACATGAACGTGTATGAGATAGACGTAGAGGGTATGAAACAGGTGCGTTGGCCCGGTATCAACTCCAACGAGTTAGGGTGTGTGTTCCTTGACGGCGATGGTAAAATCATTGACACATTCAAAATGGCTAACAGCACCTCGCAGTTTGACTTCATGCCCGGCGAGGATTACATCTTCACTGACGTACCCTCCGGGGCGAAGAAGTTTGTGTTCACGGCGCAGACAGGTTGCGACAATCAAGAGGCTATCTCGGTGGATAGTTCAGCGATTGAAGCGATAGAACCCGACTGGGCGCGACATGAGGAGGATTTGGTAGGCATCTATGCCGTGGGCATTGACGGACTCGGACGTGCGCGTTCGATCTCCGGCACGAAAGCGCAGGTAGGAGACGGCACAGCTTCCACCTCCACCGCGTGGACGTATGATGCACAAGGGAGGGTGACAAACCTCTCCGCACCGCCTAACCTGCACCGCACACGTCAGGACTTCATCAACCTCTGCGAAATGCGCGGTGACGGCTTCCATGCTATCAGTTACGAGCAGTCAAAAGACCTCGCAAACATCATTATGGAGTTGACAGGCACACGCGACATCCAAGCATTGTGCGGACGCGGTTGCTCATCCGGCTACACAACAGGCAGTCAGACCCTCGTAGGCAAGAATATCAACGAGTGGGGTAACCGCACACTTGAAAATGGCGGCACCTCAAACGGCAACCTCATGTTCGGTATTCAGAACTTCGTAGCCTGCAACTACGAATGGATGGCCCACGTTGCGGTAAATGTCCTTTCGTTCAAAGACTGGAAAGCGAAGAAATGCCCGACAACGGACTCTACGTATCCGATTGATATGCGTTGGCACATCTACAATGTGCATGATGATACGGAGCGCGAGGTGCAGGGCATCAACGCTACCGGGTATTGCATCGGACGTGTGCGCTTCGGTCGCTTCATGGACACCATAGCATCCAAACTCACCAACGACAATTCAGCGTGGAATAAGAACTATTCAGATATATTCTATTACACGCATGACAGGTGCCGTGTGGTTGGTCGTGCGCACAGCAATGCGTATGCGTATGGCGGTCTCGTTTATGCGAGCGCGAGCCACGTTTCTTCGTTCTCGGGCACGAACGGCGGCTCTCGGCTCGCCTTCAGTGGAACTATCGTCTTTGATGATGAGGAAGCGGAGGCAGCATAACTATCATTCCCCGACCGCTTGCAGGCGGTCGGGGTCAACCCAAGAGATAATTAACGGAAGTTTAACGAAACACGTTCACCCGTAAGCGGTGGCGAAAAAGGTAGAGTGTTCCCCGGTGCCGTGTGGTTGGTCGTGCGAACAACAATGCGAATGCGAATGGCGGTCTCGTTTATGCGAACGCGAACAACGTTTCTTCGAACTCGAACACGAACAACGGCTCTCGGCTCACATTAAGACGCAAAATATTTGCCCCTTTGGACATCATAATCGTATGACCCTGCACCGCCCACGAGTTGGGTAATGCAATCTGCGAGGAACGCGAGCCTCGGCAACCCTCTCCGCAAGGAAGAAAGCCGGAACATCACTGAAGCGCCTGAAGGCTTTATGAAAGAGAATGACATTCCATATATGACCGATGTAGCGGACAGCATACTTGCCAAGACTACATTCCCGATCCGTAATATCATAGATGAGATTGCGGACGCGGTCAACATATCCGAAAGTTTTGATTACGTCATAGACCATCTTGAGTGCGCGGAACAAAGGGAAAACATGAGGCCTAAAAAGGCTTGCTACTGCAAGGCGTTGCAGAAGCAATTAAAAACGGGGGATTTTGTGATAACCCCGAAAGACATCAGAGAAATGGAGGTGGAGGACGGTCCGAAGAAAAGGATTGTTCAGTGTCCGCTGGTGTATCATCGTGTCGGTTGCCACGCTGTAATGGTACCGGTGGAGCGCAGGTTGTATCCCACACTCATCACGAACACGGCCGCGAGCATCAAAGGGCGTGGTATGCACTGGTTGCATGACATTCTTGAAGAGGACTTGTTGGCATCGGCTGAGACGCTGTATTTCTATCAGTGTGACATCCGCGGCTACTACGACCACATCAGTCAAGATATTATGAAGAAGCAAATCAGAGAGTACATCAGCGACCCTCTTGCTCTGAAAATGCTTGACAACTTCATCACTCTAATGAAGCGCGGACTCTCAAAAGGATTGCGCTCATCACAATGCCTCGCTAACCTGCATCTGAATGTCATAGACCATAAGATGTGCGAGGTTGTGGAATACCATTTGGTTGAGACACCGCGCGATGTATCGACCGAAAGCCAAGTCGTTGTAAAAGGCGAGGTGACAATAATCGCCAATGGCAAAGAAGTACGTTATCACTACTACCGATACTGCGATGACATTGTCATACTCGGTACGGACAAGAAAGGATTGTGGAAGCTGCGCGACTATCTGACAACACTACTCGCTGAACTGGGATTGGAGATAAAGCCGAGCGAGGCGGTGAGACCGCTGACCGAGGGAATAGACTATCTCGGCTATAACACCTTTGTTGATGACAGCAAGGGCGAGAGAGTTGTGTACTCGCGGATAAGGAAACGCACGAAGCAGAAATTCGCACGCCGTCTCAGTCGCGTAAAATCACGCAAACGCAGGCAGTCGCTCATCGGTTCATTCTTCGGCATGGCCGCTCACGCCGATTGCAGGCACTTGTTAAAGACGTTACTCACACCCCAAGAATACAAGAAACTAAAGCACAAGAGAAAAATGAAACAGTTCGGAAACTTCAAAGTCAAGAAACTCTCCTTTGACGGCAAAAAGAACTTCAAGGGCAAACGCATCAGCGGAAGAGAGTTAGACCACAAGGGTATCATCGTGTATGACTTTGAACGTGAAATGATACCCAAGCGAGAGAGAGAAGAGTATCAACGCCGTTGTGAGGCCGCATCGGCGCAGGGCGTGGACTTGTCGTTAGTGCCGAAGCCGAAGAGCAAGTATCTAAATCCAACTCATCCACAACGGCGAACTCTACAAGATGTGGACCGGAGACCAAGAGTTGTGGCAAATCCTTGAAGAGATAGACGCTCAGAGAGGTTTGCCGTTCTTTGTCGGCATCACGGTGGACTACTCCGGGCAGTACCCGAAAACCAACTTTGTTGACGCATCAACAATCAACGTGACCCCTCCCTCGGATGAAGAGGTCGCTTACATCTTCAGAACCCTAAATCTCAACATCAATCCCTACGTGTAATGGAAAAGGTATATGGAAGCCCTGTGCGGCAGGACGGGCTGTATAAGATAGGCCGCAACAAGTGGGAGTTAATCTATGGCTTCGGCAAAGACAACGAGGCAGACTCCACAGGGTGGAACTGGCGCAAGCGATACGCCCGGCGTCCGAGCCTTGAAGAAATCAAGGAGGAGATTGTGGGCGCAATCAAGGAGGAGAGCGCACACCGCCTGCGCTACGGCTTGCAGTGGAACGGCTTGCCAGTGGAATACACTGAGGAGCGGAAAAGCGACCTAACAGGCATCATTGTCGGGATGCAGGCAGGTTTCGTGCAGTTGCCTATCGAGATAAACCTCGGCTCATCGGAGGACGGCACTCCGTCAATCTACACGTTCAGCACCGCAGAGGAGATCGGAGAAGTGGCCGCGCTCATCGCAGCTCACAAGACCGCCGTGGCAAAAGCCGAGTGGAACGAAATCAACGAACTCAATTTAGAAATCTACACAACCGAAAAGTAACATCATCATGATTTTAGAACTAATCGCAGTCACGCTGTCGTGCATCATCATGTCGCTGTATCTGACAGCCTACATACTCAATCAAGGTGTGCCTTGCTCAATCAGCGACACCTATTACCGAACAGAGTGCAAATGGCTCTTCCCGGTCTGCACGGGAGTGTCGGGAGTGCTGGCACTCGTGCCACTGCTCAACATCACGCCCGAGAGATACCAGTTCGTGGCGTTCCTCATCGTGGCATCCATATTGTTTGTAGCGGCCGCCCCTGCGTTCAAAGAGGAACTGACAAAGCAGGTACACTACGGAGCCGCGCTGACGCTCGGATTGTCGGCTACGCTATGGCTGATACTGACAACAGGTGTGCCATACATAGCCATCGCAGGGGCAGTAATCGCCATACTTGACCGCAGGCACATTCTCTTTTGGGTTGAGGCAGGACTGCTCTATAACCTTTACGCCTCACTCATCTACATTCTTTGCTGACAGCAGGCACGGCGCAGGAGCAATCTTGCGCCGTGTGGGTAAGTGTCACAAAAGTTAAAGAGAGCGAGGCGCAGGCTATCGGTAACTTTGCGCCAAACCAAAGATATTTTTATAATGGACACAATCATTTCACTTGAAAAACTCTACCTGTTCCTCGGCATCTTCCTTGCCGTGTGCATACTGGTAATATCTGCCATTATGCTTGACTTATGGGACGGAGTACACACGGCGAAGAAAACCAATCAGCGCGTCCACTCGCATAAACTCCGCGTGACGATCGGGAAGATGAGCGAGTATTGGAGGTTCATAATGATTGGCTTTTTGGTGGACTGCCTCGGCATTTTCTTTTCGTTCTACATCCTGCCGTTTGTGGCTGTGCTTTTCGGGGCCGGTCTGATAGTGGTTGAAGCGAAGAGTATGTTTGAACACGCCAACCGCAGGAAGAGCCACATGACCGAACTGCCCAAAATCATCAATGACATTATCGCGGCCGCGGATAAGAAGGAAGCCAAACGGATACTTGACCTTATCTGCACCGACAACAACCCCTCAACAGCAAAGGACTAAGATATGACAACACTGAAATTAGGAAGCAAGGGCGCAGAGGTAAAAACCCTGCAAACGGCTCTGAACAAAGCCTGCCCCTACGGACTGACAGTTGACGGCGTGTTCGGGAAAAAGACCGAAGCGGCTGTCAAGGATTTTCAGAAACACAATGACTTGTCGGTGGACGGCATTGCAGGCGCAAAGACGTGGAGCAAACTCGGCTACGAGACAGCAGATGAAGTCACGCCCGGCGGCCGCACTATCAAGAAGATAATCCTGCATTGCTCCGCAACCCCGGAGGGTGAGGATTATTCCATTGACACCATAGACCACTCGCACAAGGCGCGGAACTTCTCATACTATATCGACCCCGACACGAAAGAGAAGCACTACATCGGCTATCACTACATCATCAAGCGTGACGGAACGATAGTGAGGTGCCGCCCGGAGAATGTGAGAGGTTGCCACACCAGTAACCACAACTACGACTCCATAGGCATTTGCTATATCGGCGGTTGCCCGGCGCGTTCGGTCAAGGACTGGAACAAGCAGGGAAAGGACACGCGCACCGAAGCGCAGAAAGCCTCTATCAACAAACTTGTGAGAGAACTGAAAGGGAAATACGGCAATCCCGAAGTTTACGGACACCGCGACTTCGCGGCGAAAGCCTGCCCCAGTTTTGACGCACGAACCGAATTTAAGAACTTCAAGTAATAATCCTCATGAAAGAAAATCTGAAACTCCTGCTTGTCGTGACAGCGGGCCTCATAGCAGGCGCGATGCTCCACAAATGCCAGTCACCCCCCGGCAATATCCCCGACTTTACGGAGTGTGTGACCGACACGTTAACCGTGTATGACACCATTCCCTATATCGCGCCGACACCGCAGTCGGAAATTGCGTTAGGCACGCGCACTTACACCCTGCCGAAGTATTACTTTATCGGCGTGGGGGCAGGTGGAGAACCGCGACAATGGAGCGCGCCGGACAGCCTTTGTGTTGACACTCTGATAACCTCAACCCATTACGGCACCGGCGCAGGAGGCGAACCACGATGTAGCAATGACAGTGCAATCGTGGAGCTGCCCATTATCCAACGCCACTATGCCGACAGCACATACGAGGCATGGGTGAGCGGCCCGATAGACCCACGGCTCGACAGCGTGAGAGTGTTTATCCCGACAACGCTCATCACGAAGCGCGAATGGAAACCTCCCAAGCGGTGGCACATTGGCCCGACAATAGGCTACGGCTATACTCCACAAGGCTTTCAGCCATATTTCGGGGTCAGCATAACGTATTCAATCATATCTTTCTGATGGAAACAATCACCATTCAAATATTCCAGGCCGACGTTTATGCGGAAGTAGCAAAAGCTACCGACTACACAGGTTCAAAACTGATAGACGGCGATGAGAACGCACGCGACCGCATACTCGCGGCTGATGATGACCTCGCCGAACTGGGCAGGTTTTGGGAGGAGTCAGTGCTTGCCACCAACGAGAATTTCAAGGAGATGCTCGTTTCGGGCAAGACAAAGCAAATCACAGATACGCCCGCACTGATTGACCCGATACTGCCCCCGGTAGAGCCAGTTCAGCCGTTCAACCCCGACATTGCGGTGCAGTCAGTAGCCATTCCCCCTGCGATTAGCGGAGCGTTGAGCAAGCCCGGCTACGAAGCGGTGATTGAGGTTAGCAAGTCATTTGACAAGACACTGACGGCAAGCGTACAGTCCACTCTACGCAGTTTCTTCATCGCTTCGATCATCGGACAATGGTTTAAGTTTGCCAATAAGGGAGAAGCCAAAGATTACTTCATGCAGGCTTCGGAAATGCTTGAGACCGCTGAGAGATTGCTTTACAGCCGCCGGAAGCCAACCCGACCAAACGACTGATTATAACAACAAATATTAAATTATCATGCCCACACCAACATTAGGCGCGAAGAAAAACGTAACCGCCACCATCAAAATCTCGTGGTTGCTGTATGACATCATGAATGAGACGTTCCTGCGCGGACGTACCATTCAGAACAAGGACAACCACAAGGAGGTTGCCAGTATGTTTGCCTCTGAAGATGAGGAAAACCGCGAGAAGATACTCCGTTCGGTGAAGCGTGCGTTTGCAGAGGTGCAGACCGAACTGGGCGAGTATCTGAACGAAAACGGCACGACCACTGACAACAGCCACTATGACGGAAGCACCGACCTTGTGCTGAACCTCACCATGCCGAGCAACTTCAACGAAGCTGCGACCACCGGCGTAGGCGAAGCAGTACACGCTTATCTCGCCAATACGGCTATCGCCGACTGGTACACCGTCACCAACAAGGCTGACGCAGACCAGTATTATGCTCTTGCTAACAAGAACATGGAACTGATCCGTCAGACCGTGAGCAAGCGCAGTCGCCCCGTGCGCCCCTCCGACAATCCCTAAACCCTACCGACAATGAGTTGCTTTTTAGATGATGACAACGGCACTCGCGTTGCCGTGCTAATGTTCAAGCGCGAGGAACTTCTATATGACATAAAGAATTATGCCTTTATAGAGGGTAGCGTCATGGACACGGAAAGCAACCACAACCGCCACATGGTGCAGGACGTGGGGGAAACCGGGAATGTGGACCGTGTAACGCGAGTGCTTGACTTGAGAGTAGCGAAGTGTAAGGAATTTCTCTATCCTTACACGAAACGAGAAATCCGCCGCTCGGTGCTTGATGATAAACTGCGAGAGCCGGGTGTGTATGGGATTGTGTTGAAAGTGCCTGCAACCTACTCACAGACTACGCTCCAACTCTTGGAGAAACTGATACACGAGTATCTTGTGTGCGAGGCGGTAGCCGACTGGATGAGCATCACCAACACCGCGAAAGCGGAGATATGGAAAGCGAAAGCCAGTGAAGCGGAGAGCGAGATAAGGGTGAATGTAAGCACCCGAATGTCGCGGAAGCGCAGGAGACTGGCACCGTTCTGAAATAATCCCCAACCTAATCAAAAGAGCCGCTGTGCATCACGCATGGCGGCTCTTCTCTTACAATAGATATGTTAAAGTACATGAGTTATCGGGGTTGGTTGGTTAGGCGTGGCGTGAACTGCACGGACGCTCCGAAGATACTCTCACCCGGCGCGAGATTGCAGAGGAGAGCCACGCGGAAATATTTGTAAGGCGTGCCACGGAAGCCGCGGAGGAAATGGTCTTTTGAAGACCAAATCATGTGCCAGTTGATGAGATCACGCGAGCCGAAGAGGACGGACTGCACGTGTCCTTTGGCGAAATTGCCACGCTGAATGATACTCTCAATAGTCTTATGGATATTGACGGCATCGAGTTTGAGAGGGCGCGTCACCGACAAACATTTCACCTGCGCCACGTCAGACTCCGAGAAGTTGACAATGTTGTTGTCATTATCAACGGCAAGAGCCTCCGGGTAGGAGTTGAGATGAGAGGCAATGTCAGAGAACGTCATGCCCCACATTTGGGATTTGAAAGAATAGACGTAGGCATAGGTAATGCCGGGGGCGAATACAATCACGCGCTGATGGACGTAGTCGTAAATCATACGGCACTGCTTCAAGAACTCCGTAAACGGGAGTGTCGGCAGGCATTTGTCGTTAGTGGGGTCATGCCCCAACATATCGTGCAGCTTTGAGAAGCCGGGCAATGAGAGCGCGTCAAATGGATATTCGGAGTTGATCGTGTCGGAGATACATTGTGTCTGCGAACCCGATATGAGCATAATGCCCCGTTCGGTCGGGAACAGGACGGCACTATCGAGTTGAGTAATGCCCTCGGCGTTGATGCAGACATCGCGTGTGATAGGCTGACGCGCTGAATATGTACCGGTAGCGGAGACCTCCAACGCCCACACTCCTTCAGTGGTAAAGGCGTAAAGAGGGAACTGACCGAACTGACCCTGCGAAAGAGCCTTTGCCGCCGAGCAGATACCCAACATCTTGCCGGTCCCGATAGTGTTGACACCGAGCAGAGGGAAGAAGAAAGGGTTATTGACTTCGGAGGTGTAAATCTTATTGTCCTGCCGGATATAGGTATCTTCAACGACCGTAGAGGGATTGTAGCCTATTGTAGGGAGGTCAGCGTTGGTGTAGTTTATCTCGCGCACCATTTCATAATCCAGTACGGCGTAGGCACCGTTGAGGAACTCATGCGGTTTCAGCGTTATCAGATACGAGCCGAATGTAGAATTGCTGATGAGCATCTTGTGGGCATTGACATTGGGATAGAAAACGTAGCAACCCCATGAGCGTTTAGTCTTGAAAGATTTGCCATTGCTGTCTGTCATGTCAAAGGAAAGGAAGAGGCACATATTGCCTGCGTAGTAATCGCTTGCATTGACTGCATAGTCCTTGCCATTCTCCTTGAGATAGACAGTGACCGACATCTCCCAACCGCTGAACGGATTGGGAGAGATTGTGAGTGTTGTGCCACTTAACTGCCAACTATAATTGTGGGTCAACCACGCGAACATTGATTGCCCCAAGAAGCCTCGGAACGGCTTGCGAGAGACGCCGGAGAGGTTGAGCCTATTGTTGTAGGCGTAGGAACTCTCGGCGGCAAGAATATCGTGAGTGAGATAGTCATCGGTCATAACTTCGCGTGTGACTAATGACTGCAAATACTCATCTTCAATAACCAGTTCCTTGCGCTGACCGCGATTGGCAATAGCCTCGGCTGTCTCAATGGTGCGCAGCTTATAGAACGTGGAGGTGTTGCGGATAGTCTCGGTGACTTTCTCATCGGTAAATTCGGGGAGGTGTAGAGACTCGCCGGGGTAGGTTCTATCAGTTGAGAAGAATATTGCGTAGATACGTGAATACTCCCACTCGGCATAAATGTCAAGGAACTCTTTGCTTGTGAACGCGCCGATTACTTTATCTTCGGCAATGGAGGTGCTTGTTGTGGTCTTGTTGGTAGCGTAGAGCCTGCCGATGAATTTTGTAGAGAAGTTGTCGGTGTCTTTCCACGATGAGCATTTGCCGTTCTGATCGAAAGTGTAAATCGGTTTGGAGATGAATATCTCAATACCTGTAACAATGTCGCTCCACTTCTCCAGTTTGTAGGCATCAGAGGTGGAGAGTATCTTGTAGTCAAGCGTGGAAGCAACCATCATAATATCAAGTTCTGCCTCGGTGTAACTCTTCTTTCCACGGATATGTTTCCAAAAGACTACGGGGCAGGCAGCCGTGGAGGGGTTCATCAGAATGGGTGCGGAGTGATTAACCAGTGAGCCGTCAAAGAGGCGCAGGGCATAGCGCACGAAGAAAGGGAAACAAAAGCGTCCTTTCTCAACCGTCTGCTCACGCACAAACTTATTGACCTTTGCCATGACCTGTTCGGTTATGCGCGTCTTGTTGTTCTCGGTGAACTCATTGTTGATTGCATCTTCGGCTATGCTGTCAAAGGAGATATTGAATGTGCTTTTGCTGTCATCGCACTGGCTGAACAGGCGCGGACGGCCGATAAGACCGAACGACACATCAATCTCCGGCACATGGTCTCCGAGATAGGTGTAGGCGTTGTCTTTCCAAAGGTAGTAATGGATGCCAGTAGCGGTGAACGCCAACAAGGTATTACCAACGGAGTTGAAATGCGTGACCCCGAAGAGATAGTCATAACTGGTGTCAATAGATTGCGGAGCCGCCGAACTGCCTTTCTTCTGATAGGAAATGCGCGAGTTATCACCGTAGAGGATATAGTGAGTAAAGGCAGAGGTCTCATGAACGTAAGCGACCTTGCCACTATCACCCATTGCCTTTACCAACTTGGGAGGGTGGACCGGCTTCAACGCTCCATCTTCGGGAATGAGATTGATTGCGACAGCGAGGTCTCCGTCCTGACATTCGTAGTCGGACGGCTGTGCTGAATAGCCATTGTATTTAATCTCTTTGTTGTTCGCCATATTGTTAAATTTTATAGGTGCTCACCATGCTAAAGCAAGTCATAGTGGATGCAGGGTTATGATTGGAACATACGTCACTGAGTCCTGCACAAAGGCTTCGCCAATCATGTATGAAGCGCGGTCGGCAGTGATACCAGAGGAATTAAGGAGAATGCGACACAAGCGCACGGAGTTTGCACGGAGATTGTTGCCTCTGCCTTTCCTTTTATTCGTAGGGAAGCATTGTGCCTCGTGGTAGCCGATAGCGTTATGAAGGTGAATGGCGTGCAGAAGATACTCACCGTCTCTGACGGCGATGTTGAGCGCATCGCCCGGACGCAGGGATAGCAGGCGCGCCACTCGTGCCGTGATGTAAATGCGACCGTCACGCCAAAAGGTTATGTCGGGTCGGCGAGTATGTTCCAAGAGTTTAATCATTTGGCAAAGTTAGGGGATAAAGCGATGTTGGGGGTTTTAAGTTTAGAAAAGCGAGAGTTGCTGAATTATGGGTGCTTCATGGCTATGGGCGATCGGTGCGCCATATTCCTTTGCAGTCTCGGTGAACATCTTGCGGAAGATGTGGTAAAGAACTGCCACCACGATTGAGTTACCTGCCAGTTTATAGAGTTGGCTGTTGGAGATACCTGCGGAGAGGAGGCGGTCAATGAGGTGTTCGGGAACGTCCATGAGCCGGAAACATTCGCGCGGAGTGAGTTTGCGTATCCAATACTCAATAATAGCAAAATTATTATCCTGCCATTTGGAGGAGGTGAGCGCGGGCGCAACGTCATAGACACCTCCTTTGGCGAAGCCGTGGCCACGCTGTAATATCTTGACTTCACGCTGCCCCCCCTCGTTGCAGTTTAAGCAGGGCGCAATTCCCTCAATGGAATAGACACGTCCGCGGTGTGGGTTCTTATAGTTGGAGTCCTCGATGAGGTTGCCAACCTGTATAACGCGCGGTTCGGCAACCATGCTGTCCTTTTGGACGGAGGTAAGGGCGTTGGCGATGTCAGAACCGAGTTCAATCTGCTGTGCATTGCGCCCGGATGCATCGGGGCGGCCACGCATGGCGCAACCGCGAGGGTCGGACACAAGATAATGCCCGGTTGCATTCACTCGTGCAAGGATTGTTCCGGCGATGTCGGGGTCAACGCGCTGGTTGTAACAGTCAATCCACATTACTTCTTCGGGGTCAATCTTGCCGTCGGCTATCATGGAGTTGAGACGGCTATTGCCGTAGGTAGGAACTTTGCCGTAGGTGTCGTATTCGCGGCTCCCCTCCTTTGTCTTGATTGCTCCGCTGATACCCTCGCCGGTCTGAAAGTTGGTTTTGAAACCGCACCCTTCGGACTGCTTGCGCTCGTTGTGGTTGATGATGGCGCGTATCTGCTCCGGCTTCAACCAGTATTTCTCTTCAACTTCATCTTCGAGGATGTGTTTCAGCCGCCGTGTGAGTTCAAACGGCTTGGGGAAAGAGTAAGGGGAATGATCGCCGAGGAACGAGACCATAAAGACGCGCTCACGGTTCTGCGGTACGCCGTAGTCTTTTGCGTTGAGGATTGTGTAGTAGTTTTTATATCCCTGCTTGATGAGCCACTCGCGCCAACGCCGGAAGTCATCGGCGAATTTGGTTTGAGTGAGTGCTTTTACATTCTCCATGAGCAGGAACTTAGGACGCTTCTTTTCAATGGCGTTGGCGCAGGCCCATAGGCAGGAGGAGCGTGTGCCGCTCCCCTCGGAGAAACCGCGCTGTTTGCCTGCTGAAGAAATGTCTTGGCAGGGGAACGAGTATGTGAGGAGGTCAAAATCGGCGGTCTGCGACCAGTCAATCTTGGTAATGTCTCCGTGGTTGGGTATTGTTGAACCGTGGAGAGCGGCGTATGCCTTGATTGCGTACTTGTCAATTTCCGATATTCCGACAGTCTGAAAGCGGAAATCGGGGAAAGCCTCGGCGAGTAGTCCGAGGGCGATTGATTGAGAGCCGTAGCCTGCAAAGGCTTCAAAGACGCGGAGTGTCATATATCGGAATGATGTTTTTAGGGTTTAGGTCGATGTCGGCTAACCGCTGACCGAGTTCTATGTATGATTTGATTGTCTCTTCGTTGTAGCCACAGCGGTAATTATCGCAGGGGTCGGATTGCGGTGAGCGTTCGCCGGGGATAACAACACATTCTCCATGTTGAGGTGCGAGGCTAAACCAACGGAAGTTTTCACACAATCCGCAGATGGGATATTTTACCTTGTGGCTCATGTCAGATATGCTTTACAAATGAAACCTTTGCGCGGTGAGAAATCCTCAAACTTGCAGGACTTGAAAATCATCGGCTTGTTGACGTATTGCGCCAAATCCTTTGCATACTGGCTCGGCTGGGTCTTATTCTCAAAGTCGCGGTAAGGCATAACGTATGGCTTAATGCCGAGTTCTCGCAGACGCTCAATGCGGTACATATCCTGCTCAATCGTGGAGTTGAAGCCGACAAGCACATAGCACATGAGTTTCCACGGCTTGATGTAGCGGATAACCTCGCGCAGCTTGTCGGTGAGGTCTATCTGAGGCAAATCCCATGCGATATGCACATTCTTATGCAACGGCAATTTATTGAGCCAAAAAGCCTGCTCCTCGTCCATAATGCGGATGTCAACACCATGCAGATTTACTTTCTGCTTTGTGGCAAGCAGAAAGTCCACGGCAAATTTCCATTCGGGATTGGCAAAGAAATTATTGTCAAGCACCTCTATATGCTTGCCGTTGGGATTGAGTTGCAACGGCTCTACCGGGTGGATTAAACCCTCTTTGTCATGCACAAGGCAGAACGGACAATGCCGGATACAACCGCGCGAAAAGAATTGGATCGAAAACTCATATTGCGGATAGATTGAATAATCCATAGCCGTTGACCTCTCCATATCCTCCGGCAAGCGACTGCGAATGTCATAACCGGTGCCACCTCTTACAACTTCGCAGTTCCAGTTAGTCTGCTCATCGGGAGTAAAGGTGAATATCTTGGACTGATACACGCGGTCATAATCTCCGAACATAGGCATTGCCCATTCAACAATATCTCCATGCGCTTTGTGCCACGCACTAATTTTCATCAATGCGAGGTTAGGATAATTATGACTATCTACATCTACGAGACCTATGTTCATGTGATTATGTATTGGATGTTGAAATAAAACTCACGGCAGAGCCGGACGGCTTGAATGTATTGTTGCGGTTGCTCACCGTAGGGGATGAAGATAACACGCTGTTTGGTGTCGGCTTCAATCCCCTTACGGCGCAACTTATAGAGCAGGTTGGCTCGGCGTTTCGGGTATCGCATAGGCTGGGAGACGATTGACGGAGGCTTGACGTTCGATTAGCGAGCCGTCAGCGACCAGTTCATTTAACGCTTCGGTTATCTTCGCTCCGACTTCCAGGCCGAGGGCATAGTCGGGATGGATTTTGTTGTTTCGTTTCTCGGCGATGACCTCTTTAACGAGGATGAGGGCGAGTTGCTTGCTGATAGTACTCATGATTGTCTATTTTCATTTGGCTTTGATGTATGGAGGGTTTCACGTTTGAGGATGAGGTAAGCTGCAAAACTATCTTCGCCTGCGCAGGTTGCGATTTCCCAACCCTCTGCGCCGAGTTCGTTGAGGACTTCAAGGCATTCTGCCATTTTGCTGTACGAGAACCGAAAGCCTCTATACTCGATAGTGATGTGGTAGTTCTCGTGACGCTTGCGCTCATGGCGGTTGATGAGCAGGATGATGAGAAAGATTACCACGGCAGTAACGATTACTGACGCGAGGTGTGAGAGAATTTCAATCAGCATCGTTACCTCCTTTCTCTTCTTTGTCAACCTCGGCAAGGAGAGCATCCGCGAACTTCAATGAAGTGACGGCTAAGCCTTTCATATCCATTAGACTGTTGTAATGCATATCAGCGGTAATCATTCCCTGCATGGCGGCCGTGGCGATTTGAATACGCTCCCGGCGTCTATCTTCGGGAGAGACCGGAGTATAGCCTGTCCCCTCCAGTTGCTGATTTATATTCTCTGCACGTTGTTTTGCGGCTTGGCGTTCAATCCGGGTGAGACGCGCCACGCACTCTTTACATCGGTGCTTGTATGATTTTGACATTTCTTGCTGTGATTTCATCTGACCGCAGATTTCACATTGTTGTTTGCTCATAATTCTTTCTTTTTAGGTTTTGGAAATCGGCCGCCGGATGGGACCGGCGGCCATAATAGTTTTGGATGTTTCAAGCGATGAGGAACGCGGCCCACAATTCGCCGAACTGCTTTGCGCAGTATTCGGCCAGTTCTGAAGATTTGAAGGCGAGCCGAGAGCCGCCGTTCGTGTACGAGTACGAAGAAACGTAGTTCGCGTTCGCATAAACGAGACCGCCATACGCACTCGCACTGACGCTCGCACGACCAACCACACGGCACTTCTCTTCCTCTTCAAGGTCGTTGTACTCCTGCTCGGTGAGGATATAGAACCACGGATACCACTTGCGCTGATCCTTGTTGCCCCAGTCGGGAGTCCACCCCTCGTTGAGGGCGGCCGCTACGATACGGAGTTTGAGGAACGCCACGATGTCTGCGCCGGTTTCGTCCATTTTCTTCTCTGCTTCCTCAACGATGTAGCGGTAGTGGTTTACGAGGGGATGATTGCCGAGAGCATTGCAAGCGTCCTCAAAGGTCTTGATACGCGCAGTGACGGGGCGGTTGTCGGTGGTTGCGGTTGTGAACACATCGGGATAGAGAGCGCGGAGCATCTTCTTTCCGTTTTCATCGGCTACCCCATAGGCAGCTTTGATGTCTTTTAATTCGGGATTTTTCATTGTTATTTGTTAATTAAAATGGGGTTTTCAAATATGTTTCCTATTACTTCGGAGCGATAAGCAGGGAATGAGAATGTTGATTTAGGAGAGGGTTGAATGTCGGACTTTTCTTCCATGCGACAGTCATCATAGTTGGTGCAGTTGGTAAGACGGAAACCTCCAGTGATGAAACGCACCTCGCCTACACGCCAAAACTCTCGCTGCATTTCCTCTTCGTCAATGAAAAGGACGTAAGTCATGACTATATCGCCCTCATAGACTTCTTTGCGGTTGCCGTCTTTCAAGCCAGTGTATTGACCTACGGTGTCCGGCTCAACATTCCATGCGTCCATCTTGAAGTTGTGTTTCCGTTGAACGTGAATGTTATGTTCTCCATCGCCATAAATGATGAGCGACCCATGCACCCAGTCTTGTGTGCCTTTGACTTTTCCTCTGAATTTTATTTCTCTCATATTCTATTTCAAGTTTGATTTCTTATAATTCAGACGTTCTTGCAACAAGGGGAGAAAGCCGTCATACCGAGGATTTGTGGGGTTATCGAGACAAAGTTTGATAGCACGTTCAAGATGCTCAATAGTCATACTTGAAATATTGATACCCGATGCCCAATATCTCCAAACTTTGTTCTTTAATGCTCTTTTTCGGTTTTGATTTTCTTCTTCCTGCTTTAACTGCTTTTGTCTTTCGTATGTCTGCCGACTTAAATCAGCAGGGCGAAGTCTTGGCCCGTAAATCAAATAGTCGGAATTGTCTTCAAAGTAACTCATACCATTATTGATTTAGAGGAAATAGATTTTGTCGGCACGCCTATGTTTAGCAAGCCATTCAATCATTTCAATGCACGCTTGAATTGGATCGGCGGATTCATGGTAGCACATCGGCGTCTCACCAAATTGGTAAGAGATGCCCCACACACAGTTACCATTATCGGTGAGTCGTGTGGAAAGTCTTAATTCGGCCTTTAATGATCCTATCTCGATGCGTGCTGGCAATACGGATGTGAGTAATGCAGATAAAGACCATGCAGGAATGTCACCGGGGTAGAGTTCATATTCTCCATGTCGGATTAAAAGTATATGTTCGCCTTGTCGTTTCTGAGATACTGTTACTGGAACTTGCCAAAACATATCTGCGGTCTTCGTGTCAACGCCGTAACAAATCAACCGATTGCTTTGATAAATGTTAGATGCTGTAAGTGCTTTCATCTTTCGTTGAGTTTATCAAGTAATTCAGTTGCTTCGTTGAGGGCAAACTCCTTGTCATCCTCAAAGGGGAATGACTTGATAAGGCAGTAGCACACGGTGTCAATATGCTCTCCGGCGTAGGTTGATACGCGGATATAAACTTTCATATTGACGTTATAGGCATTGCCGAGTTCGTCCTCTTCAACTTCATAGTATCGGTCATACTTTGAAGAGTCGGCGATTTTGTCCAAGCGGTGGTTTAGTTTCTTGATTTCATCTTTTTGCTTTGCCACACGATTGGCTCTGCGTTTGCTGATATACATACAGCGTCCGAGGAAGAAAGCCAGTACCACGGCAAGGCAGATAGAAATGATAGTTACTGTAGTCATTGTTGAGTTTTGTTTTTGATTGTAATCTGAATATCCATTGTGATGTTGTCAACCTTTTGGAGGAGGGATAAGACGTTTTTCACCATATCCGCGACACCGAGGCGTTCAGCGGTATCCTTGTCAACACCTTTCATCCACCAGTAGGCACGTTCGGCGCAGTGGTTGGTCTGCTCCACGGAGAGAAGTGTGCCTGCAACATCGGAGTTGTTAATTTCTTTATCCATAATTTGATAAGATTATCGGCGAGACTCGCCGGGGCAGTCTATGACATTAAAGGTCTTGAAGCGGTCAACCGTGCGCCCAAAGGCATCTTTGCGCTTGAATGTATCGCCCAGTTGCTTGACGTTGAGATTTGTCGTGAGGTAAGTGAACCGGCGGTCAGAAATGGCAAGATTAGACCACAATTCATTGCGAGCGTGGAGAAAATCATTCATTACCGAGAGGGTGTCAACTCCATAGAACGGGGCATTGTCCATACCAATATCGTTGAGGCAGATATGGTAAGGGTTGATTTGGAAGCCGCGCAAATCTTCTTCGTTGTAGGTGTATAGATCCATGTTGTTGTGCAGCTTGTAATGGTTGACAACCTGTGTGACCGATACACACTGGAAGTAGCGAGGATTGCCCACGCGCCGGAGATACTCGGAAAAAATCTGCATGAGCAGTGTTTTACCGACACCGACTGCGCCCATGAGGATTAGGTTCTTGTGGAGTTTATAACCTCGGCCAGGGAATACCTCTTCGGCAAGAGGACACTCGTTGAAGTACAGGAGCAGAAACCGCAGGATGTCACGATTGTTGTCATCAATGACAAACTTGCGAGACTGGAGGCCGAGAATTTCATTTGCCACCCTCACGAGGAAGCGACAGTGAAATCCATACACCTCTTCATCTGAAAGGTCGGGAAACGCCTGCATCGCACGGCGTTGCTCATCTTTCATTTTTGTAACTGCACTTGACAGCCTCATGCTTTCAAACGAGGCAGCTGACTGGGCGTTACAGCGAAGAGTATGCAGAACAGCACGGTCCCACTCAATATCACCAGTGGGTTTAGCATTGTACTTCGCAAGTTCTTCAATCAAACAAGACGGATATGCCATAAGAGTTTAGTGTCAATCATCCATTCCACCGAAGCCGCCGTTGAAAGTGTAGTCGGAGGTCGTGGGGAAAGGAGGGTCATTGTCAATATTGTTGTCGGGGGCCGGGGGCGCAGGTTGCGGAGCGGGATATGCTTTTGTCATCCAGTAGCGCAAGTGGCTCTGACAATCCACGAAACTATCATGGTGGAGTTTGCCCTTGCGCTCCTTGTCATCGTTGCAACGATCAAGAAAGCGAGAGAGACGTTTGTCATATTCTTCCGCCGAGATGTTGAAATCTTCGCAGATAGTCTTTCGCCAGTTCTCATCATTGCGCATCTGCTCCACCTCCTGCTCATAGGTCAGAGAATAGTCATCTTTGGAGGAAGCAGGGCGAGATTTCTTTTTGCGACCGCCCTTCTTACCATTCTCAAACCGAGCCGTGTTAACGTCAATATTCGGCTTAATCAGAGTGAACATACCCTTTGCGACCTCGGAAAGGGTTTTGGGTGTCCGTCCGAATAGAGCATACTCGCAGATGGCAGGATAAATCTCTGCCTGCACATCCGGGGGCATACATTTGATTGCCTCATAAAAACTGCGGTAGAATATAAAACTTTCTCTCTCCATAGTCAGACTTCCTTAATGCGGATGCCATGCACATAGAGCATGAGTTTCCGCTTGATTTTATATACCTCGGTTAACACGCCTTTGGTGTCCTCCACGATGGTCTGCCCGGTTTCGTTGTCGGTATAGACAAAGTCGGCGATATACTTGCAGGCACGCTCCAAGCAGACGCGGACCGGCTTGCCTTTGAGGTTGGTGCCGCACTCGCCATACTGGGCAGGAATGAGTTCAAAGGATACTTGCTCACGAAGATTGGAGATAACCCCGGCGCGCTGCCATAGTTTGAGGGTAGCTGCCCGGCCATGCTCCTTTTGAGAGGCATGAGTGCCAACGCGCTTTGCGTGATACTTATTCGCCTTGCGTGGCGCGTTGGCATTGTCAACCTCATAACCTAATCGTTTGAGCAATTCAAGTTGATTAGTCCTGCGTTTAGCCATTATCGTTAGGTTTTGGCTTGGTATCCTTACGAGGAATTTCCAATGTTGCAGACTGGACCGTCTTGCCGTCAGAGGCGGTCATGGTTACACTTTCAACACCACCCTCGGCGCAGGCTTCCACAAACTTCTTTACATGACGCTGAACCTCGGGATGGCGCAGCATTTTGTCGGCTTCCTGCTGAGGCGTGAGGTTAGCCGGATACACCTCCACAATCTTTGTCTCGTTGATCGCCTCAATCTCGTAGTCAGCCATTGTGCCTTTCATGCCTTCAATGAAGTTGTCATAGGCATCTTTGAAGCAGGAAGCCTGCACGAGAATGTAAGAGGCGGTTCGCTTCTCGGTTGCGGTCTTTTCATCAAGCGTGATGAAATTAACCTTGACCTTATAGAACCTATCGCCAGTTGCATCCCAAAATATTTCAGAGATTTTGGTGGTGATTACTGAAGAAATGCGGAAGTCTCCGCTGATAAAGGGCGTGAGTTCCTCGGTTACTCTTGCTTCCGCTTCGGTGCAAGAGAGCGCGTCCACGAGGTAAGGTTCAGTGACTTTCTTAACCACGCCGTTTTCCATCATCTTGTCATAGCGCGCTCTGACTTCAATCCACTGTGCCATTGTTGAGTGTTGATTTAAGTTCTTTACTGATTTTGAATTTCACGGAGGTGTGAGCCGGAACGACAATCGGCTCTTTGGTCTTGAAGTGAGTTGCATTGCGCTCCTCACGCTGGACCGGCGAGAGTGTGCCGAAGCCACGCAGGGTTATTTCCTCGCCCTTTGTAAGAGCCTCCTTAATGATACGGATTACTCCGTCCACGGCTTTTACCGCAGTTGAGAGGTGCAGCTTCTCGGAAACCGCCAACTCCTTGACTAATTCATTTTTTGTCATAAACTTTTGATTTTAGTTTTGTTGTTAATAATCTTATCATGTGCGCCCTGCACTTGCATTTCTGCATGGGGAGGACATCGTATAGTTTGGCAGCCTCTTCGAGATACGAGATTGCTTTGAGCGTATCGGTTTTACTAATCTCCGGCATCGTTGTCAGGGTTAAGGAAGAGGTCTGCAAGTTGGTTGAAGTACATCTCATCCGTGGGGATTTCATCGTCAGTACCCATAATCTGACTGGCGATAGATTTCTTTGTGTGGATGATGTCGTAGAGGGTGCGGTCAATGGTATGCCGTCCGATGAGGTAGTAGCAGGTCACGTTGTCTTTCTGCCCGATACGGTGGGCGCGATCCTCGCACTGACAGCAGTCGGCATAAGTCCACGGAAATTCCACGAACGCCACGTTGGAGGAAGCCGTGAGGGTCAGACCGACACCGGCGGCCTTTATCGAGCAGATGATCAGTTGGGCTTGCCCGGACTGGAAAGCATCAACGGCCGCCTGCTTCATCGTCATGGAGTCGCGCCCGGTGACGCTGACCGCTTTGGGAAACGCCTTTTTCAGAGCGTCCACAATCTCGTGGAGGGAGCAGAAGAGTATCAGAGGTTTGCCGTTGGCAAGGAACGTCTTAACGAAGTCAACAGCCTGCTTGACCTTACCTTTGGCAGAGAGTGACCGCAGGGTCATGAACTTTACAAGAGCCTCCATGCGCAGCTTACGGCGAATGTCTATGTCATCGCACTCGGTGTACTGGCGCAGGTATTCGGCTAAATCTTCAGCCGCCAAGTTGTATTCATCACGATTGGAGATGTCAACGTAGAGGTCGGTTCGGGTCTTGTCGGGGAGTTGCGTCAGCACCTTTGACTTCTCACGGCGTATCATACAGCGGGAGTAGAGTTCCTCCGAGAGGCGTTCAAGGTTGCGCGGTTTGTCCTCTTCATCTTTATTCCGGCGTTCTTTGGAGATTTCGCCACCGCCATAGTCGGCAAGGAATTTTGAACGGCCGCCGAACTCGGCAAGCCTACCCATGATTGAGAGCTGCGCAATGAGGTCAGCAGGGCGATTGACAACAGGCGTACCCGAAAGGAGTATGCGCCATTGCTTGCCCTCCACGATACCGCGCGTGAAGATTGTCTGCTGTGCAGAGGGGTCTTTGACGCGGTGACACTCATCTATGATGATAGACTTGAAGAGTTGGATGTGAGGATTGAACACAACATCTTTGAGCCGAAACGATTGCCCTTTGCGTGCCTCAATATCCCATACGAAATATTTGCGCAGGCTTTCGTAGTTGACAACCGCAACATGGTGCATACCCATTTGCAGGAGGTAGGGCCATGTTGTAGCCACGGAGTTATCAAGCACAAGTGCTTTCTTATCCGTAAACTTTTCAAACTCGCGCTGCCAGTTGATTTTGAGCGAGGAGGGGCAGATAACCAAGCAGGGATAAGCGTTGGCGCAGTCCACCACGCCGATACTCTGGAGTGTTTTGCCCAATCCTGGCTCATCGCCGATGAGGAAACGCTTCCACCGCAGACCTGCTTCAATACCTTCCTTTTGGTAGTCGTATGGCTCAACTTTGAGATTATGTTTGAGTTCGGTCATAAGGCAAAGCACCAGTATTTGAAAGCGAGGTCTTCATACTTCTCGCGTCCGCGAGAGTAGATTGCATCGCCTCGGTTGATGAATAACTTGAAGATGTTGCAGTTCTTTTTGCTAATGGCATATATGAAATCTTTGTCGGACTTCGCTATATCCATGTACCAAGCGCGGGACCGGTCCCAGTCGAAGAAGTCCACCGCGTCCTCAAATTCCTTTTGAGTAGCGGCCGCGCAGGTTTTCAGATCACCTCCGAAGTGTGGAGCGCCCAACCACCAATCCCACTTGCAACGGGTGTCAAGAGTGAAGTGGAAG